ATTAACTGATGTTAACAAAGTATTAATTTCCCTTTCAAATCCATTAACAGTTTCTCAAGGTGGATATGTCCCATTGTTTGTAACTAATGTAACAATAGATGCTGGAAGTACTGGAGGTGTTATGTTATTTACGTAAAACATATAATATTTATCATTATGCAAACATTACAAGAACAATACAACCAAATTAAGGAAGGTAAAGGAAATAAAACATATTTCCTAAAACAAGCTCGTCACTTATTTCCTGACTATATTAATCAATATAACAACTACGACGACACAGTTAATATACTTAAAAATAAAAGCATTTTGTCTGAGAACAAGGCTAACTTAGGTATGGTATCCGGCGGTGGTCGTAAAGACTGGTTTAGTTTATTCCAAGAAAACGTCAAGGCTGAGGAAAAGAAAGTATCTAAGGAAGTCACAGACATGCAAGCTCATGGCTATGACTATAAGGATATGAAAAACATTGACAATGTATATGGTAATACTTTCTTAAATGGTTTCTACACTGAAACACAAGACTCCAAAAATAAAGACAAGTCTGTAGACGAAATAAAACAACTTGTTGCCAAGAATTTAGGCAATGATTGGAATTACTACGCCACAGAAGCCCAATTTGGTATCAAAGGTATAGGATATACTAAAGAAGCACCTGGACTGGGTGAACCTAAAGAACCAAAAGGTAAATACAAAGCATCTGGATATGGTGACCTACCAGAAAAAACTGAAAAGGTAAAAGCTAACACTAAAGATACACTTGGTGAAAAAGAAGCCAAAACAACAATGCCTAAAAAAGTAGAAGAAATGCCAGTAGCACCTCAAAGTTCTAAAGGTGTAGGCAAAATGAAATTACCAGGCAAACCTAAAACCATTAAATTACAAGAAGGCATTCACGACAGAGATATATTATCAAGACCTCTTTCAAATCCTGACATAAAATACAAACCAGTCTCATCTGAAGAAAACGCTAGACAAATGGATGCACGTTCTGAAGACATATTACGAATGAAATATAGAAATGAAATTAGCGACCCTAACATGACAGATGATGAATTAAGATATATATTAAGTGGTAAAGGTGTTAAAGGTATGGGGGGTAGACCAAACGCAATTGAAAAAATTATAAGAGATAGAAATATCCAAGAATCATATATGAATGCACTTGGTAAAAAAGAAGCCAAGACAACTATGCCTAAAAAAGTAGAAGAAATGCCTGTAAAACCACAGAACTCAAAAGGTGTAAAGAAAATGCCTATACCTGGTAAACCTAAAACCATTAAATTACAAGAATCTATGGAAGAATTTAAAGTAGGGGATACAGTATATCCTAACGTTGGTCCACATAAGGGACAAAAACATAAAATTATCGCTGTTAAAAGTAACGGATATAATATCAAACCAGTTAGTCAGAATAATATTAAATATAGATTAGGGGCGGTAATGGCTACTAAAGCTCAACTTTCAAAGACACCACTATCTGAGACTTCAATTCAAGAATCCAAACTTCGTACTGTCATACAACAACTCATCAGAGAAGAACTTAATATGAAAGAAATTGACGAGGTAGGTAAGATGGCTGATTATCAAGCCAAATCCAAGAAAATATCTGAGGAAATAATGAAGCGTAGAAAAAAACTCAAAGCGTTAACTACACTTGAAGAAATTGAAAAAGGTTCTACTAACAAAGATATGTTAAAAAGTCTTAAAAAAGAAATTAAAACACTTGAAGGACTTAAAATGAAGTTAGACAAGAAATTTACTCCTAAGGAAGAAATAATTGGTGAAGAAGAAACAACCGAACCTGTAAAATAATATGAAACAAGTACTAATAGAAACAATTCCATTCACTGTATCACCTCAACAACTCCATGAAGGTGTAAAAGCGCCATCTGGTAACCCACTTGTTGAAGGGATATTAGCTACCGCTGAGGTAAAAAATGGTAACGGCCGGTACTATCCTAAAGAGTTATGGGAGCGTGAAATAGACAAGTATATGTCTTGTGTTAAAGAAAACAGAGCAACAGGAGAATTAGACCACCCAGACTCATCCATCATATCATTAAAAAATGTATCTCACATCATACGAGACATACAATGGAATGGAGATAAAGTAATAGGTAAAATAGAAATTCTACCAACAATATCAGGCAATATATTAAAAGCACTTATAGAAAACAATGTAATGGTAGGTGTTTCTTCACGTGGTATGGGTAGTTTAAAGCCACTAGGTGAAGGCACAATGGAGGTACAAGACGACTTTGAATTATTATGTTGGGATTTTGTAAGTACACCTTCAAACCCAGGTTCATATATGAATTTAGTTAAAGAAGGATTAGAACATAAACAATCTCCATATATAAAAGTTAATAGTATTTTAACTGATATCCTTTGTGCAAACGGCACTTGTCCTATAATATAATATATTTATAAAAAACAAAATAAAACATAAAAATGGCAAAACAAATACTAAACGAAGAATTCCGCAGAATGCAGTTGTTGGCGGGAGTAATCACTGAAGGCGAATATAAAGAACCTACAACAATATCTCCAGAAATGGTAGTTAAATCTGTTTCAAAATTAGAAGATAAAATTGAAAATGATCCTAAAATTAATGCTTTCGCAGCAAGTATAGCTAATGATCCAAAGAAAAAACAAGAACTACTTGATATATCAAAAAAATTAGGAATTAATCCTCTTACATTAAACGAAAATGCAGAAGATCTTCCTAAAAAATTAGCTCTTATGTTTGCTAAAAAAGCAGAAAATGAAATAAATGAAATTTCTGGGAGTGAAGATGTTACTACAGCAGCAGTTTCAAGTTTTGCTGGAATATTTGGAGGCCCTATTGCAGCATATCTTTTAGCTCAAAAATTTGAAATGTTTACACATCAATATGTTAATATGTGGGGGGAAACTCTTACTGTCCCTGAAATGTGGGTTCCGGCAGCTGGAATGGCAGCAGGTGCTATTGGTGGATTTATTTTAGGATATATCCTTCAAAAAGTATTTAGTAATTAATATATCTAAAAAATATAAAATGGCAAAACAAATACTAAACGAAGAATTCCGCAGAATGCAACTATTGGCTGGGGTAATTACTGAAGGCGAATATAAAGAACCTCAAACCGACCCTACAGTTGAAAAAGATGCTGAACAAGGATTAAAAAAAGCATTAGACTTTCTTAAATCAAAAGAAAACACAATTAAACCAGATCCTAAAAGTAAGGAAATTAAAGAAGGAATAGCATTAACTTTAGGTTTAGTAGCAGGTGCTCCTGGATTAATGGATTTATTAGGAAAAGCAGTAAATTTTATTTCTGCTCCTTTCCAAGATATTGAAAATCAAAATAAAGGAACAATTATAGGAAATACTCTTAAAAAATGGGGCCATTCATTAGAAGAAGCCTATTTAGGGATTATAGGAGATATACTAAAAAAAGCATTCCCAGATAAATATATATCTCAAGAAGTTACTGATAAAACATCAGAATTATATGATATGGCACATGGTATATATGCTACTATATTAATAGGAGCAGCGGTATCAAGTGGTGTTGGTGCCACAGAAGCACACAGTGCTATAGTATCAGGATTAGAAGGAGGATTATCAATGTTTAAAACTTCTGAAGTTGTTAATTTAGCTAAAAAAATAGCAGCATTTTAAAAATAACCCCTCTTGGGATAGTCTCCCTTGATCAACCCTCCTCTAAAAGGAGGGTTTCTTTTTTCGCGTTTTTATCCCCTTCCATATATGTATACTAGAATATGCAATTCCCTATATTGCATCGCTTATATATATTTTATTACGCTTCCCAACATTCTAATAAGCGTACTCCCTACAAAAAATTTGAGGAAATTATGGCAAACAGAGACATTCTGAAAGAAGCTATTGCCGATGCTAAAGCAGTAAAAGAAACAGCAATCGCCAATGCAAAAATCGCTCTTGAAGAAGCATTTACTCCATTTCTTAGAGAAAAATTATCCGCTAAATTAGCAGAGATTGATGAAATGGACGAAGAAGTTACAGAAGAGTTAGACGAAATGAAAGACATGGAAGAAGACATGTATGAAATGAAAGACATGGAAGAAGACATGTATGAAGAAAAAGATTCTATGGAAGAAGAGATGGACTTAGATGAACTTCTAAGAGAACTTAACGACATGGAAGAAGAAAAAATTGATGAAGAAGGATTCGGAAAATTCTCAACATCAGGTGAAGAAGGCTTTAGCCCTATGGGTGAAAAAGCTCTTGACGAAGCTGAAGAAGGAATGGAAGAAGAATTCGACATTGAGAGTATGTCTGAAGAAGACTTAAAATCATTTATCGAAGACGTTATCTCCGACATGGTTGAAGCTGGTGAATTAGAAGCTGGACATGAAGGAATGGAAGATGAGGTTGAAGATGAAGAAGAGGAAGAAGAAGTTGACTTAGATGAAATTTTACGTGAAATGGAGTTAGATAGTGATGATCTAGAAGACACAACATCTAATGATGACGCTTACGAAAAAGCTCTCAGTACTATGGGTGAAGCTAAGAAAATGAAGAAAGAAAGAGATGAAATGAAGAAAGAATTAGACGAAGCTTATAAAGCATTAGCTAAAGTTAAGTCTGAACTTAATGAAATTAATCTATTGAATTCTAAACTTCTTTACTCAAACAAAGTCTTCAAAGCTAAAAATTTAACTGAATCACAAAAAGTTAAAGTATTAGCCGCTTTTGACAAAGCAACAAGTAAAAAAGAAGCCCAACTTGTTTACGAGACAGTAATGGAAAATTTAAACACACAGACGACTACAAAACGTCCCATGACTGAATCTGTAAGAGGTATGGCATCTAGAGTTATAGCAGGTGCTCAAAACACCAAAAAACCAATAATTGAAGTTAATTCAGCATTTGAAAGAATGCAAAAATTAGCCGGAATAAAAAAGTAAAAATTTAATAATTAAAAAAACAAAAATTTAAAACAATGAGTCAAATTCAAACATTACTTGAATCCGCAAACCCATATAAATCATTACAAAGTGATGCGGTTCGCTTAGCGAAAAAATGGTCAAAAACAGGTCTACTTGAAGGATTATCAGGTGGAGAAACAGATAAAAATAACATGGCTATGTTGCTTGAGAATCAAGCTAAGCAATTAGTAACTGAAACTTCTAACGTAGGTGGTGGTACTGGTTTTGGTGCTTTCAGCACTGGAAACGGTTCTGAGTGGGCTGGTATTGCTTTACCATTGGTGCGTAAAGTATTCGGTCAACTTGCTGCTAAAGAATTCGTTAGTGTACAACCTATGAATTTACCTTCTGGTCTAGTATTTTTCCTAGATTTCCAGTATGGTACTAGTAAAAATCCGTTCTCTGCTAACCAATCACTTTATGGTGGTACTAGTACTTCTGCTTCTCAATATCCTTTCTCAACCAATGTGGCTGATGGTGGTCTTTATGGAGCTGGTAAGTTCACTTATTCTACTAACCAATTTAGTGCTTCATTCTCTTCTTCATTAGCTGGTTACACTGCTACTTCAGCTTCTTGGAGTGATGTAAACTATGACAGTGACCTTTCAGCTTCTGTTGCTGCTGGTGGAATTAAGAAAATTGTAGTTCCTTCTGCTTCTACTTTACTAAGTGGATTCGATCCTGATGCTGTTCGCGGATTTATCTTAACTTCAGGTTCTGCATTTACTGTAAGTACTTCACTTCCTGCTTTCACATCTTACAATTACACAGGTAATAGTATTACTTTCTATGCAACTGGTGCTGCTGGTGCTTCTCCAGCTGCTGCTTCAACATTTGTTGTTGCTTACAATAAAACAACCACTCTTGGCTCTACTTACAATGTAGGTGATTTTGAAGATGGTAATGGATACGCTGTACCTAACTCATTAAGTAGTACTGTATCTCCAGCTAACATCGTTTTACCTGAGATCAACATTCAAATGCAATCTCAAGCCATCACTGCTAAAACTAAAAAGTTAAAAGCTGTATGGACTCCTGAGTTTGCTCAAGATTTGAATGCTTACCAAAACATCGATGCTGAAGCTGAATTAACTAACATGTTAAGTGAGTACATTTCAATGGAAATTGATCTCGAAATCTTAGATATGTTGATTGAAGATGCTGCTGCAGGAACTGAATACTGGTCAGCTATTAATAACACAGTAGCTACTGCAACAAGTGCTCCTTCTGCTCTTTCTAGTGGTTTCTATAACACCTAAGGTCAATGGTTCCAAACTTTAGGAACTAAAATCCAAAAGTTAAGCAACAAAATCCACCAGTTAACTCTACGTGGAGGTGCTAACTTCATGGTAATTAGCCCTACAGTTGCTACAATCATTGAATCTATTCCTGGATTTGCTTCTAACAATAATGGTGAAGCTGAACAAATGGAATATGCTTTCGGTGTACAAAAAGTAGGTACTTTCAATGGTCGTTACAAAGTATACAAAAACCCATACATGACTGAAAACACTATCCTATTAGGATTCCGTGGTACTCAGTTCTTGGAAGCTGGTGCTGTATTCGCCCCTTACGTTCCATTAATCATGACTCCTCTAGTATACGATCCAAACACCTTCACTCCACGTAAAGGTATCATGACTCGTTACGCGAAGAAGATGTTAAGACCAGAATTTTACGCTAAGATATTTGTTAGTGGTTTGAATACCATCTAGTATAATATAAGCTAAAATAAAAATTTAAAGGCACCTTTGGGTGCCTTTATTTTTTTGAGTATATTTATAATTACACGTTATGCTAAGCAAATATTAACTAATGAAAAAAATATACACTAAAAAAGTAACTCAATATTCTGTAGATGGAGAATACATACAGCATTTTAATAATGTTAATATAGCTTCAAACATAGTTAATATTGGGTATGATTCAATAATTAGTTGTTGTAGGGGTAAATATAAAACAGCTGGAGGTTACATATGGCGTTTTGAAAATGAACCTGTATTTAATGATGCTGGAAAAAAATCAAATGCTGTATGTGGTATATGTAATTCTAAAGAAACTATCCGATCTATGGCAATGCATTTAAAGTGGGCTCATAATCTTAAAACGGATGATTATGTAAAAAAATACGGAGAATTTAGACCTAAAAACATACAAAATCAATCTAAACAAAAAACATCACAAATTAAATGCAAAATATGC